CGCGGGTGACGGAGTGAACCCGGAGCCGGGAGCGGAGTCTCTGCTCCCTCCCGGCTCAGTGTTATGAGACCACGACGTGAGGACGCGCATGCGACTGGACCGTGAGATCCCGACGTGGATTGTCTATGACCGCGCGACGGGCGCCCCCATGCGGGTGGATGCGCGCATGTACGATCCGGTCCTGCACCTGAGTGAGCCCCCAGGCGTCCACCCGGACGAGCCCGATCCTGTGGTCGTGACTGCGCCCAAGCGGGTGCGGACGCGGGCCGCGTAAGCCATGCCGATCACTGTGGTGACCACGCCCGGTGCCGCGTCGGCGAACAGCTACGCCACGCTCAACCAGGCGGATGCGATCGCCGACGAGCTCCTGCCGGTGCCGCTGCCGTGGCTCCAAGCCGAGGTCGACATTCGGAATCGGGCCGTGGTGACCGCGACCCGGGACTTGGACGAACTGCATTTCGTGGGGGAACGGGTCGACGCGGTGCAGGCGCTGGAATGGCCGCGAAGCGGCGCGATGAAGCCAGGGCTCTGGACCTACTACCTGACGACCGACATCCCGGCGGCCCTCACCCGCGCGTGCACGCTGCTCGCGATCTGGCGCGTGGGTCAGGGCCAGACGGTGGACCCCGCCGTGGCGGACGCCGCGGGGCTCGCCTCGATCAGCTTCGGCAGCGAGCTCGCGCTGGCGTTCGAGCAGGGGGCCACGAGTCAGTCGCCCTTGGGGGACTTCGTGAATCGTGTCATGCGCCCGACCCTTCGTGGCCTCGTCTACGCGGGGTCACAATTCCGGACAGTGCGCGGATGAACATCGCCGCCTTGGCCGCGTCGGCCCTACGACGTGCGCCGCCATCGGCCCGCGGTCCGGTCGTCTTCACCGCAACGGACGGATCCACGGCGACCGGGACGGCGGTGGGTGTCCCCGCGCACGGCTCCCCGGCCGATGGGTTCAAGGCCCAGCAGATGATCCGGGACAAGGCGCGCGTCCTCTCGGTCCTACCCGAAGGGCTGGCCTTCGCCCCGCTGGCCGGGATGAAAGCGACATGGGGTGCGGTGGACTATGCCGTGCTCGCGGTGTCACCGCTCGCGCCGGACGGCGCCACGCTTGCCCTCTATCGGGTGACGCTTTCCCGATGAACACCCTCGGCGATTTCACGGCCGACCTCTCGCGGTGGCAAGCGCAGATCCCAGAAAAGGCCACGCTCCTCGTGCAGGGCTTTACGCAGACGCTCTTCAACGAGGTGCAGTCCGGCGGGAAGTACTCGCCTGGGACGCCGATCAAATCGGGGTTCGCACGGCCACGGATCCCGGTGCAGCGGCCGCCCGTGTCGACGCAGCGATCCTGACCGCGCAGGCGGGCGACCTCGTCTACCTGAGCAACACGGCGCCCTACATTCGGCGCCTCGAATACGGCTGGTCGAAGCAGGCGCCCGCGGGCTTCATCCGCTTGGCCCTCGCCGCCGGTCAGCAGATCGCGGACGAGGTTGGGGCGTTCGTGGTGGAGAAATACGGTGGGACTGCCGGCTGATCTCCGCGCGGCACTGGCGGCCCGGCTCGCAACCGTGAGCGGGTTGCCGGTGGCCGCCAAGCGCGCGGGGGAAAACACGGCGTTCGATCCGCCGATTGGAGCCGCGTGGCTCCGGCAGACGCTCCTCTTCGGCGGCCGGGAGCGGCTGACCGCCCCGGGTGAAGGAGCATGGGTGGTCCAGGACGGGATCTACCAGGTGGATCTCTTCCACCCTGAGGACCGTGGCCCGGATGCGTCGGACGTGTTGGCGGAGAGTGTGCTCCTGAAATTCCCGTCTGGGCTCACACTCATGGCCGGCGCGGTGCCGGTCCGGATTACGCGGAGCCGGCGGCACGGCGGGTTCCGTGAGGACGGCTGGTATCACGTCCCGCTTGAGGTGGGATGGCAGCTCGAAACGGTGCAGACACTGACCTAGGATCGCGCTTCAACAGGAGCTGACATCATGGCACTCGCCTCTGGCGTCAACAAACAGGTCCGGATCAAGAAGGAAGCCACGTTCGGCACGGCCCCCGGCGTCTCGGGTGCGGTGCAGCTCCGGCGCGTCGAGTCGACCCTCGACATCGTCAAGGACACGTACGAATCCCAGGAAATCGTCTCCGACTATCAGGTCACCGATTTCCGCCACGGCTCACGCCGGGTGGAAGGGGCCATCAATGGCGAATTGTCCCCGGGCACGTACGCGCTCCTGATGGCCGCGGCGATGCGGAAGGATTTCGTGGCCGGCGTGAGCACGGGCGCCCAGACCAACGTGACCGCCGCGGCCGGGCCCCCGGGGACGTTTACCCGGGCCGCTGGGTCCTATATCACCGACGGGTTCCGGGTGGGCGATGTCATCCGGTGGACCGGCTGGACCACGACCGGGACCGCCAACAACACCCGCAATTACCGGATCACGGCCCTCACGGCCACGGTGATGACCACCTCCGGCCTCCTCGACGAAGTCGTCGCGGCCAAGGCCGCCGGCGATTCCGTGACGGCCACGGTCATCGGCAAGAAGACCTACACCCCGCTCACCGGGCACACCAACGACAGCTTCGCCATCGAGCACTGGTTCCCGGACCTCACGGTCCCGATCTCCGAACTCTTCCTGGGGTGCCGGGTGCAATCGATGGCCGTGGAACTGCCGGCCACCGGCCTCGCGCGGTCCAATTTCACCGTGCTGGGGAAGGACGTCACCACGGCGGCGGCCGTGTACTACACCTCCGTCGCCGACGCCCCCTCCACGGGCATCGCGGCCGCCGTCAGCGGTTCCATCCGCGTGGCCGGCGTCGACGTGGCCATCGTCACCGGGATCAACTTCACCTACCAGGGTGGCATGACGACGCTGCCTGTCGTCGGCAGCAACTCGACCCCGGACGTGTTCCCGGGCCGGGTGCGGGTGAGCGGCCAGATCACGGCGGCGCTCGAAAGCGCCACACTCCGGGATCTCTTCTTGAACGAGACCGAGGCGGACATCCAGGTGTTTCTCAAGCTCACGTCGGCGATCGACAGCGCGTTCCTGAATTTCTACTTCGCGCGGGTCAAGCTGGGCGGGGCACAGAAGTCGGACGGCGAGCAGTCGATCATCCAGACGCTGCCGTTCACGAGCCTGCGGAAGCAGACCGGAACGGATGCGGAGCTGACGACACTCGTGATTCAAGACTCGACGCTGTAACCGGGCTGGGGGCCCGACACATCATGGCCTTTGACATTGGTACGCTGGCATCGACCGACGACGGCGTCGCGATGACGCTCCGGCACCCGGGGACCGGGGCGGAACTGATCGACGACGTGACGCAGGAGCCGGTCACTATCACGCTGCTCGGGCGCGACAGCGACGCCTACCGGCGCACCGCCGCGTCCCAGCAGAACCATCGGCTCCGGGAGGCGTCCAAGGGACGCCGCCAGCAATTGACCCAGGAACAGCTCGAAGCCGAATCGCTCGAGATCCTGGTGGCCTGCACCACGGGCTGGTCCGGCATCGGGCTCGGCCCGGAGGATCCGCTGCCGTTCTCGGCGGCGAATGCGCGGCGGCTCTACGCCGACCCGCACATGAGTTTCGTTCGCGAGCAGGCCGAGGGGTTCATCGCCGAGCGCGCCAATTTTTTCAGGGACTCGAAGACGAGCTGATCGGGCACGCCCGGCACGTCTTCGGGTTACAGCGACGGCAGCAGGACGGGTCCACGCTCCAGGACAATCTCGAGAGCGTGGCCCGGCAGACCGGACGGGAGCCCGAGGGGCTGGTCGGTCCCGCGCTGCCCGCTGAGCTGGAAGGCGTGTGGACGGCCTTCCACGAAATCGCGGGCCGGCGCCAACTCGGGAGCATGGGCGCGGGCCCGCTGACGTATCCGGACCTCGCGGCGTGGGCGGCATTGACTGGGCGCCACGTGACCCCGTTCGACGTCCGGATCCTTTGCCGCTTGGATGACTGCTGGCTCGCGGCGCAGTACGCAGAGACGGCCAAGGAGACCCCGGCGTGACCGACCTCGCCCGTATTGCGATCGAGATTGATTCCCGGCCCGCCGAACAGGGGGCCGAGAAGTCGGTGCAGGCCGCCGGGAAGGTGTCGACCGCCTTCACCTCGATGTCGCAGACGGTGGAGAAGTCGAAACCGTCGCTCGCGGGTCTCTCCCCCATCGCCCAGAAGCTGGTGCAGGACTACGAACGCCTCCGGCAACAGGTGCATGCCG